TTGCCAACCTGGTACGATATGCCCATGAAAGTAATAAGTGTCATTTACCACATGGATATGTGCCACTCGTTCGTTATCCTGATACAGATATCTCTTAGAGCCGAAAAATTGGTTTAAGTATTCTTTGTGTGCGCTACCTGTCATGATCATCACTCCCACAAATCAAATGCTCTTTGGACGTAAAACTTCGCCTTTGCTAAATCCTCGTGTCCGTTTTTCAACGGTGCTCTAGACAAGTATTTGATTGCATTACCTATTGCGAATGCTAATTGTGGTGGGTACTGTGCCGTAACTTGTTCGATGAAGTCTATAATTTCAATGTCGCCGTATGTGTAATGTGCTGGTTGCTTAACATTGTCTTGCATTTCATTCATATCTACTTTTCTGTTACTGATTATGCTCATTATGCTTCACTCCATTTCTTGAACATTTGGTTATAAGTGACATCGAACCAGTACGGATCACGTGAATGTTTTTGTGGCGTTCCATCATAAAGCCATGGTCTCAATCTTCTCTTTCTTTCTTCTTCATATTCCGCTCTCACATTTCGTTGGTATAGGTTCAAAATCGCTTTTTTTCTGATTTTTTCTCTCTCTTTTTCTTCATCTTTTATTTGACTCTGCATATATTCAACTTCATCTTTAGATTTTGAGTCTTTTCTTCCACACAATAATTCATCGCCGCGCATTTTATGTTTGTATCTATATCTAAGAAGTTCTGGAGATATGTGATATTTTTCTGAAACTTCTCTCAATGTCATTAGTTTTCCTTTGATACGCACTCTTATAACTTTTCTTCTAGCCATCATTCCACCTCTAAATCTAAAACCTTAATATTTATAACGTTATATTTTAATAGTTCACCTGGATTATTAAATAAATAGTCCGCCAAATTCTCTTTTTCTTTATCAATCTGATTGTAATTAACACTTTCGACTTCTGTAGGAATTCTAATGTCAACAGAAGCATTGATATAAGCTTGATGTTGCATGCAATCACACTCCTAATCCTTCATATAAAACGGAGAAGTAAATCCGTCACTATTCAAATTCAATCCTTTTGCCCAATCAACAGGCTTATTCATGATAGTTTCGATTTCCTTAAGTCCATTTGAATCTTTAGGTATTTCTATAATTACTTCATCATGAACATGTCCAACTATTTTAAATCTTGATGCTTCAAGCCTTGCTATAGAAATCGCAAGTAAATCCCTTGCAGTTGCTTGAACAATATTCTCGACTAACTTCCCACCATACGTTTTTAACTTTGACCATTTACGGTTAAGATCTAAGCCCATAAATTCAACAACTTGACTACCCCAACTATTTTCACCAACTGAAGCTTTCGGATAAGCTAAAGCTCTTCCACTAGGCAATTCAATCATTAGAAAACCTTTTTTCATGTAAAATCTAAGTCCATGTGTATGGTGCGTCTTTCGAGATTTTACAGTATTAATTGCAGCCTCTTGGCAAGCCTTCCAAAAATTAACTATGTTAGGATTTGCGTTACGCCAACTATCAACTAAACCTTGTAATTCATTTTCTTCAATGCCCATTTCCAATGCACCCATCGCTTTTAAAGCTCCGGCGCCACCTTGATAACCTAAAGCTAATTCGGACACTTTTCCTTTTTGTCTGAGAGGGTCGCCTTTAGTTATGCTTTCTACCGGGACATTAAACATTTGAGAAGCCGACGCTTCATATATCTTTCCGTGTGTGTTGAACACATCTAAACGCCATTGTTCTTTTGCATACCATGCTATGACTCTTGCCTCTATTGCAGAAAAATCACTTACTGCTAGTTCATTACCTTCTTCAGCAGTAAATGTCGTCCTAACTAATTGACTTAATAAGTCTTGAGGATGAACATTGAGTAATAAATCTAAATCGTCAAAACGTTGTTCTTTAATAAGATCTCTTGCTATTTCTAATTCAGTATCTGAAATATAATGCTTTGTTAAATTCTGAAGTTGTACACCTCTACCTGCCCATCTTCCAGTACCGGCACCGTAGAATTGAAACAGACCTCTTACTCGTTCATCATTGCACATCATGTCATGCATTTTGTTGTATTTTTTTACACTGGTTTTAGACATTTGCAATCTAATTTCTAGCATTTTTTTAGCTTTTCCTGTTGCTCTTTTTAAGTAATCCTGAACCGTTTTCTTTTGTAAATTAGGTATATCTAATCCTTGTTCAGTCTTTAACCAAGCCAATAACTGTGTAGGACTATTAGGATTTTCTATACCTGTTATATGTTTAGCTTGTTTAAGCAATTCTTCTTTACTCTGCTTATCGAGCACATTAGCTCCTAACATCAATGATTTAGAAAGCTTAATACCTCTGTCGTTTATATGTTGGTCAAAAACCCAATATGCTTGTTCAATTGCAGTTACTGGAAAGTCTTTAATTTTATTAGCAATTGTCATTTCTACTTCTACATCTCGAATACAGTAATCTATAAATTGTTGCCATTTTTCAAGATCATGTTCAGGCAAATTTCTTGTTCTTCCTCCATTAACTTTTGTTGGCTTACAAGGTATAGAGAAATAACGAATTAAATTTTTACCTGCTTTATCTTTTTGGTTTTGTAGTCTTAAAACTTCTCCAACTTTATCAAGCGAAGCAGGTAAGCCAATACGCATTGAATTAACCATTGTGCAAATCCATTCTTCAGGTGGCATCTGTTTATTAAAATGTTTAGCAAGACAAGTTCTTTCGAAATTAGCATTGAATGCATACTTTTTTACAGCAGGGTCAAATAGAGCAATTTTAAACGTCTCATAATCAGCGTGGAAAGGCTCATTATCTACTTTAGTCATGTCAATCGCACTAATCGCTCCACCATCTATTGAATAAGCTATAATTAAGATTTCGAAATCTTCAGCTTCTGTATATTTATAGGCACCACATTTCGAAATATCATTACTGCTATATGTTTCAATATCTATATTCATAAATTTCAAATTCTTGACACCTCAATTTCTTTAAAATTAAAGTGGGGCTAAAACCCCACCTATTGACTTATAAGAAATCCTCATCATCAGTGTCTAATTCATCGAAATCATCTTCTGCTGCACTTGCACCGCCAAGAGGTTCGCCTTTTTCTACAAGTTGAATATTGTTCAATCCAACTGCAATACCCTTATTACCATTTGTATTGAATGGAAATAGATTGATTGAAGCTCTAATATAGTCACCACTTACAACAGCTCCTGAATCCGTTAATCTATTTCGGTCTTGGTCAACAATACCAGGTGCTTGTTTGCTTGATGCATTAATGAAATAAGCATCTTGATAATTCACATCATCCTCTCTTTCAGTGTCTCCGTCACGTAATGGAAGTTTTAAATTTGCAGGAACTTTGCCTCCAAACTTACTAACTTTTCCTTCTTCTTTAGCAGCTTCTATAGCTTGTTCAATAGCTTTTATCGTACTTGTATCTGACTTAGGAATGATTAAACTGATGGAATACTTTGCTTCTTGACCTTCTTGCATACTGCGTGGTTTAAAAATATTTGCATATGATGCTCTTACTTTTCCTGTAATCACTTTAGTTTTATTTAATACTTTTGCTTTCATGTTTATATACCGTCCTTTTTAATTTTTATAGTTTGTCAAAATCATCTTCAGCAGATTGCTTTATAGCTGGTCGTTTATCAGACTCGGTAGCAAGTGTTAATTTACCTTGTGGCTTTTCTATAAAGTCCTCTGTAATTTTAGAAAATGCTTTTTTACCAATTAATTTTTCTAATTTCGTTATGCTAAGTAACTTGGTTTCTGTAATATCTTCAGGTTTATAACCCGCTTCAACTAACTTTTCAAGCGTTGCTTTTGTATCAGTTATCATTCTTCGCGAACGACCTTCTACAAGCTTCCAACCAGGATAGTTTTTATCATTTTCTTTCGCTTGATCTAGTGCATATTGTTCTACTTCATCAGCCCATTTTTTGATATCAGGCAGTTTATATAAAAGAGCTGCAATCTCTTCATCACTTAACAAATGTGGTGGCTTTTGAGGCACATTTTGCATGTATTCTGCACGTGTTCTACATGAATGCTTTATCTTACAGAATCTACAATGACTACCTGCTTTAAACTCCCCTTCACCGTTATAAGCAAGTCTGGCTAAGGGTTTAACAAAATCGGTTCCCCATTGAAGTAATCTTGAGATTGGTAACTCTTCAGTAGAAAAGTTATCTATTCGAGGTTGTATGATAGTCATGCGAACTGTATGAATGTCATACACTAAACTAAGCAGTTCATATGCGCCCAAGCCATATAATCTAAGTTGAGGATTATCTATAGCTGAAACTTCAATGCCTTTACCGTATTTAAGGTCAATAATTTCAAGTACACCACCTGAAAATATAATGACATCACCAGTACCAAAAGATTCAGGGACGTATTTACCTAAATCCAATTTTGTTTCAAATAAAGCTATTACATCGTCATCTCTACTCAAAGCCACGTTATACTTTTCTTCTACATTAGCTACGTACTCTTCAACATATTCGCGCAACTCTTCACTGTAATATTGATTTCGCTTATAATTTTGAAAAGCTTTATTAAACTCAAACTGTGTTAGGCCTTCATATTTAAGACTGAAATATAACTCACTTAACTCATGAGCGAATGTACCTTCTTCAGCAAAAACTGAACTTTTATCTGCAATACCTTCACTTGCCTTAATACTCGGTGGACAGTTTAGCCATTGTTTTGCTCCACTTGCACTAAGCTTTGCATGAGCTCTATTTGAGTGATCTAGTTTCATGCATTAATTCTCGCCTTCATGAAATCAACAATTTTTTCATAATGCTCTTCTTTGATAGTAGATAGCTTATCCGCACCAAGTTCGTTAAGTTTATTTCTAAATTCTTTCTTATCAGAAGTGTCTGCTTTTTTAAGGAACTCTTTTCCTACTGATAAAACATAATCTTTAGTCAAATCAGCAGAAGTTTCCTTAACTTCTTCAATTGATTCCAGTTGAGCTGTTTCTTCTTTTGGCATTGGTGCTTCTTTAACTTTCTCTTGTACAATTGATGAATCTACAGTTGATAGTTCAGTGTTTAACACACGTAAGTTCTTATTTAATAGTTTTAATTCTTCAAAAATACCTTCTAATACTGCCATTGATTAACTCCTCCTTAAAATTGGTTAGCTAGACGAATCATTAACTTGATACGTTCTTCTATTTCTCTAGGGTCATCACTTTGTTCATTTAATCTTGCTAACAATTCAAATTGTTCTTCTAAAATTTCTTTTTTACGTTCGACTACACTTAAATGCAATTGCGATTCAATAACACGCCAGACACCCCAACTTTCCATTGCAATCTTTCCTTTTTTCTTAAGTTTTGAAAGTGTGGATTTTGCATGTGTTTTAGATATCCCAAAAGTTTCAACAACATCATCAGAATTGAAATTGTCATATGTTGCAAAATGTGATAGTATTTTTTGTTGTAAGGTCATATTAATAACTCCTTATATAATTATTTAAGACAATTGCTCATCTTGCACTGTTACTTGCTCCAACAAGTAGCAGTTTTTTTTATTCTTCATAAAAGTATTCCTTATAAAATATGAATGTCACTATACTTGCGAATCCTGCAATTGACCATGCTGTAGTGAAGTACAGCAATGGCATAAGCACAATCGCTAAGACTGTGAAGCACAGTACTGCTATTAAGTAGCTTTTATATGTGTCGCTCATTTAATATCCTCCTAATACCATTTTTTATGCTTTCTGATCAAATACTCTTCCAATTTAGAAATATTAATCAGAGTGCCTGTTGGTGAATAATCAATGTATAAATTTTCTACACCTAAATTATCTTTGCGGTAATATTTCAACCAGTTGTATACTGTACTTCTACATACTCCAAACAATTGATGGATTTGTGTAGGTGTTGCGTATAACTTTTTCACAAATTTTTCTTCGCCTCTATATGTGTTTTCTGGTGTTGGTGGTACTATGATTTTTGGCATCTCTATCACTCCTTTCGATAAATGTTAAAGTTTGTTATTATTCGCTCTGTATTGAAGTTCTCTATCTAATGCATAGAAAACTTTGTTTATTTCTAAGTAGCTGTAATCACCTTTTTTAATACTTCCTAATATTTCCTTTCTTAGTCGACGTTCATTTTCTGTTAAAGATTCTACTGACGCATGATCTCTTCTGAAAATCCTTGGTATGATTATGTCTAACCCTTCTGATTTTTTGTTCATTTGTTGTTCCACCTTTCGTGTATAATGTTGTTATCAACCTAAGGAGGTGATAAGTATACATAAGAGATTGCTCACTCAATATTTAGATAAAGAAATCGTTACTTCTTTAGATTTACATTTAATTAATGGTGAAGTTATTAAAGTACAAGAACATATAAAAGATGCTGAAAGCAAAACTCTACACATCATTCATCCAAAAGATAGAGTTGTCAGTTTAGATCATGTTTTGTATTTCGACATTAACGTTAAAGGTGAAAAGAATAACGATAGTCCTTATCCATCTTAAAATCCATAGTGCTTATAGTTATTTGCTATTTGTTGACAGTTATCACTGGCAAGTCCTACCTTGTCAGCTTGGTAACTGTATTGATTATTTACTTCATTTACTAATCGATTCCATTCGTCTCTTGGTATATCTTCAAGAAGTAAGAGAATCATCTTTAATTTTTCTTCGTTCATTTGTTGTTCCTCCTTTTAAGATCTTTGTTTATTTCCATTTGTTACATTACCTAAAAGTTATAAAAAGTTATACGAAGGTCAAAAAATTTAGACCTTTATCTGGTCTACCTCAATATCATATAACTTTGCTAAAGCGTAAACTGTAACATTACTTAAATTAGTGCCATCCTTTTCCCAATGACCAACTGTCTTTGCATTGACGCCCAATATATCTGCTACTTCTTGCTGTTTCAAGTCCCTTACAAGTCTCCATTTTCTTACGGATAATTGTTCCGGCATGTCGTCCACCTCCCTTTCACACGTATAACTTTATATTACTTTGTATTACTTGTCAACAGATAAAGTTATATCTCTTCATAAAAAGTTATAAAAAGTATTGTAAAGTAATGTCGGTTATGGTAAGTTAATATTACATTAAGTAATATTAAAGGAGACAACTATGGAGAATAATAAAGTCAGAAAAATTTTATCTGAAAACCTTCAAGAACTTATGAATGATAAAAATATTGATCAGAGAGAACTTGCTGAAGCTATTGGAGTTTCTCAACCTACAGTCTCCAATTGGATTCAACAAACTAAATATCCACGAATTAAAAGAATTCAACAACTTGCAGATTACTTCAATGTACCGAAATCAAGAATTACTGAATCAAAAAAAGATATACATCAAGAAACAATTGCTGCTCATTTTGATAAGGAGGGATTAACTGAAGAAGAGATTGAAGAAGTAAATAGATTCATTGAATGGGTTAGAAATAGAGACAAATAAAGGGTGTTTATATTGGGATTATACGAAGAACTTTGCATAAATAACGAAAAAATAAAGATAGAAGAAACTGACCAGCTTCCAAATTTCCAACCTGGATGCTATATGAACGGAAAAATTTATATAAGGCGTAATTTATCAGAAGTACGTAAAGCAGAAGTGTTATATGAGGAACTTGCCCACCACAAGTTGACGTATGGCAACATTTTAGACCAATCAAAATGGATTAATAGAAAATTTGAAAATTATGCACGTAGACATGGCTTTACTTCAGCTGTACCGCTACATGAAATTGTAGAAGCATACAATTATGGCGTACGAAACTTGTATGAGTTGTCAGAGTATCTGCAGTTGAGTGAATCATACATACTAGAAGCTATAGAACAATATAAAAAGATATATGGTATTGGAACTCACTATGGCGAGTATTCTATTACGTTTGAGCCGTTGAGAGTTTTTAAATATAAGGAAATATAAACAAAGGAGAGATACATATGAAAAAAGTAATCGGACTGCTACTAGTAAGTACATTAGCTTTAACAGCTTGTGGTGAAAAAGAAAAACCAAAAAAAGAAGAAAATAAAAAGTCTCATACACAAAAACATAAAGATAGCAAACCAAAAAAGCAAAAAGAAAAAACGAAAAAAGTTGAAGATAAAAATCCACCTATTAATAGCGTACAAAACAATGCAACCAATCAAAGCCAAGCACAAAACCCTAATTCAAATAATGCAGTCAATCTTTCTCAATGGGAACAAAATAGAGCTAATGAATTAAAAAGCAATCCAAACTCTAACTATAATCAAAATTGGACTGCAGAAGATCAAGCACAAGCTGAAGCACGAACTAAAGGTTCAGGAATGGCTAATGATACTGGCGAATCAGTTGAAGAAATGATGCGAAGAAGTGAGCAAGCCAACAAAGAAATGGGTCTTGAATAGATATAAATTTTAAAAGCTTTATTTTTAAATGCTTGAATATTAAAAAATTAGTTAAAAGGGATGAAAATATGAACATACAAAAATTGAAAGATACCTATATAGAAGGATACAAAACTCAAGCATCTCACTACGATTTTTTAGGAGACGAGATCCAGAACGCTCTCCCTTTAATAAAGTTTGAAAATTATTTAAGTTTTATTTTATTCGACGTCGACAAAGACGTTTTTGATGCTCCAAAATTTTTAGTTATTGTTGACAACTATCAAAATCCTGAAGAAAAAATAATAGTAAGAGAAGAGGATTATAAAAATATAAAAAGATTGTTGATGGAAAGTGAAAAACGAAAAAGATTCGACATTTTTCTCAAGTACTATTATGAAAATTTGACGTCTAAACAAGTTTTCAAAATTGAACCTATTCGTTTAATTTATTCAGGTTCAAATTTAACTATTGAGGGTCAATATGAAGCAGAAAACGACTATAAGAAATGGTCAAATGAAAACAAAAAGTCTCTAGATAATTATAATCACGATAAGGTTAGTCCATATTCACATTTGGATTATGAAGGGTTAATATCAAACTTCGATAGTCCAAAATACAATAGCGACTTCGAATATCAAATGGCACAAGCTGAAGAATGTTATAAACGAAAGTTGTTTTTACCTGCAGCTGCAACATTAAGTGTTGCATTAGAAACTTTATTAATGGCTATATGCGATAAAGAAAAGGTTAAGTTAAACAGTAAAGACAGTAGCGACACCATGATGAACTACTTAGGACAACGATTACTTAGCGAAGGAAAAATAAACTATAGAATGCATAAAAGAATTGATATAACTTATTCTTTAAGAAATTCAGTTTCTCATTCAAATCCTGGCGAAGTTTCAAAAGCGGATTGTCAAATCATACTATCATGCATAAAAGTGTTGATAGATGAGCATTATTCAAAATAAAGAGCTCCTTTTCTATTTTTGTCCGAACACTCATCGATTTTATTGAACGTAGTCCTAAAAGCATTTATATACGCTTCTTTTGAAGTACAATTATAAGGGTTTGAATATACATCAGTTGTGCATTCCAGATGGAACAAAGCGTCATAAATTATCGCGATTTCAGAATCTGAAAAGTTCATAACATCACCTACTTTTTATTTTATTATAACACATTTAGTACCTAGTACTAAATTACGGGTAGCCCGACTACCCTTATTATTTTTTAATATTTTATAGAACATACGTTCTTGCAGGAGGTATAAACATGTGGATTGAAAAATTTAAAAACAAAAATAACGAAACTAAATACAGATACTACGAGAAGTATAAAGATCCATACACAGATAAATGGAAGCGCGTAAGTGTTGTGTTGAACAAGAATACAAAACAATCTCAAAAAGAAGCAATGTTTCGTTTAGAAGAAAAAATAAAAGAAAAACTGAACAACAAGTCGTCAAGCGAATTAAAAACTTTGACTTTTCACGCGCTATTAGATGAATGGCTTGAATATCATATAAAAACATCAGGTTCAAAGTTGACTACTCTTAATAATATAAAAATAAGAATTAGAAACATTAAACGATACAGCTCTGAGAACTTGCTTTTAAACAAACTAGATACAAAATATATGCAGATATTTATTAATAAATTATCAGATATCTATTCTCAAAATCAAGTAACCCGTCAACTCGGAGATATGAAAGGAGCTATTAAATATGCAGTTAAATTTTACAATTATCCAAATGAATATTTGTTAACTAATGTCAAAATTCCTAAAAGAAGAAAAACAATAGAGGATATCGAAAAAGATGAATCTAAAATGTACAACTATTTAGAAATGAACCAAGTCCTACAGATACGTGATCATATACTAAATGATAATAAGTTACACAAGCGAAATCGCATTTTAATTGCCAGCATCTTAGAAGTACAGGCTTTAACTGGTATGCGCATAGGAGAACTACAAGCACTGCAGGAAAAAGATATAGATTTATTAAACAAAACTATCAATATAACAGGTACAATTCACCGCATTAAATACGAGGAAGGATTCGGATACAAAGACACTACAAAGACTATAAGTTCAAAAAGAAGTATCAGCATCAATTCTAGAACCGTAGAAATTTTTAAAAAGATAATACTGGAAAACAAAATGTTGAAAAGATGGAATTCGAGCTATGTTGACAGAGGGTTCATATTCACAACAAAAAAAGGGAATCCTTTATGTAATAATCAAATCGCCGGTGTGCTTAAGAAAACTACAAAAGCTTTAAATATGAATAAGAAAGTTACCACGCACACATTTAGACATACACACATAACTTTATTAGTAGAAATGAATGTTTCTTTAAAAGCAATTATGAAAAGGGTAGGACATGTAGATGAAAAAACAACCATTCGCATATATACTCATGTAACTGAAAAAATGGATAGAGAACTAACTCAAAAACTCGAAAACATTCCAAGTTAGCTTAAATCTGCCCTTTTTTTGCCCTTATATTTTTTAAAAGCTTTATAAAACGCTTGAGAACATTGGCGTTAAAGCTTTTCTTGAATTAAACATATCGTCATAATGTGATGGTTCAAAAATCTGATTAACAATTAACGGTTTCATATTTCTAACTATATCATCTAAGTGATTTTCTAAAATCGGCGATGCTGCCTTTAAATCATGTAAAAAATCTGTCCATTTTGTTAGGTTTATTTTTAATTCTTCTATTGAATTTTCAAATTGTTTTCGATCAATAGAGGATTCTTTTAAACCATCAATGATTCTTTTTTCGTATAACATTGTAATTAATAAATTAAGACCATCTATAATTCCTTTTATAATTTCTGTTGTGTTATTTATATTTCTTACTAACTCTTTGAAATTTTCATTATAAACTTTTTGAATATAATCAGATAATTCTTCAACAGCATTATCAATATGATTTTTTAAAATAGTCATTTTCTTGATAAATATTTTGAAAGGTTAACTTTACCCGAAACCATATGTTGACCTTTATAATTGATATTTAGGTTTCCATCCATAATAGTAGCATCTTGATAGGACATGATACTTTTTATATCAGCAATTTGATTACCATAAATGTCATTTTGATTTTTAATTAGAAAGATATTTTCGCTAACGATTTTTAAATGTTTCATCATTTCTTCCGTCACACCATCTTGTAAATCATGATCTAAATTTTTAAACATTTTTACTAATATTTTATCGATTGAGTCGTGAATTCTTTCTATTCCACTCTGGAGTTGACTATCGACCTTATTAATACCCCACTTTAACGGTTTCAAGTTTAAAGCTGGAACTAAAATTGCAATAGGTCCAATTTTATCCATAAAAGAATCTATACTTTCAAATAACTCATTCTTTTTAGATGTAATGTCTCTACTCATATTTTCTAAAACATCAATTTCAATTACATTCTTAAATTTTTGTTTTAACTTATGCTTTCTATCTCCAAAATAAGAATTTTCTGACTGAGATATATTAAAACTTTCATTTAAAAATGTCACACATTCTTGTAACATAATGCTTGTTTCCCCTGTAACAAGTTGGTATAAATCACCTAATTTCTCAATATCTAACTTAATATTTTCCCCTTTACCTGACCTCGCTATTGAATCCCCTGTCCAAACATTTATTGGAATTCTACCATCCATGTCTAGATTTATATTTATAACCTTTTTCACTTCTTTTCCATTTTTAATCTCTGTATCCTTGACCGATTCTATTTTATGAACAGGTATATCCTTATATTCATTAGTTTTCGAATTGAATTTCCTTTTAAAACCAAGATGACTATCAATTAATCCATTTAAAGTTGGAACACCATCTCTTATATTAATTCTTTTACCTGGCATTTCTTTCGCAAATGGATCTTGTAACCATGATAGTAAGTCATTTGTACTATGAAAACTAATCATATTTTTAAATTTTGAATTTTTATATTGTTCCCATGAAGCATATGGTAACATAGCAGGATTAGAAGCAACTATATTTTCATTTTGATGTTTGGCCCCATGATATTTTGCTCCTGCGCCACCTTCGGAATTACCACCGTCAGCTACAATACTTTTGTGCTTGTAATTTTTAGGATTTGTATTATATTTTCTAAGAAATTCACTTTTTGATAATTTATTTGCATCTTCTATTTTTTTCTTATATTGATTTGAAAATTCATCCGCTTGATTCAAATATTGTGTGGACATATTTGAATCATTCATTAATTTGATGTTTTGTATCCAATCATCACCGATATTTTTAGACCTAAGTGGGTTTTTAGGATTAATTGCCTCATTAGAAGTTCCTTGATAGACGATAGTCTGTTGGCCTGTTGGTTTACTTTTATCATCTAACAACTCATATATTTTAATATCAGCAGCACCATTCAAATTCCTATTTTTATCATCATTGTAACTATCTACTTGCATAAATCGTTTTCCATTAACTTTAATTTCTTTATTTGTATTTATATCTTGATAAACCCAGTAACCACTTAACTCAGTTAAATCTCTATCATTAATTTTATTCAT